GCGGATGTCAGGCAGGTCAGCTTCCAGGTACGGGCTTGCCACTTCGACGATTTTCGAAGCGCCGCCGCCACTGGTGTAGGCCGTGAAGGTCGTGCCGTTCACCGCAGAACCAGACTGTGCGTGCTGCAGGGTGAAGGTGTTCGCTGTCACGCCAGCGACCCGGAACTCACGGTTGTTGAGCTGCACCATCCCGGCCACGCCCGTGATCACGATTCGGTCTCCGTTGGAGAACCCGTGGGCGTTGCTGGTGATCTCAACCGGGTTGGCCGCCGTGGCGCCCGTGATCGTCTTGGCCGTGAAGCCGATCAGACCGCCATTTCGATAGAACCGGAAATATTGATTACCAGCCTCGATGATGTATGCCTGGGTCTTCGAAAACTCGAAGGGGATGACGCGCGTAAACTTAGATGAGTCCTTGACCTCAGCCGCAAAGCGCGTCCCGGGTCTCCGCGTCACGCCGCCCTGAACCAACGGCACCATGTTCAGGCAGGTTTCGAGGCCAGTCTTGTATCGGTCGGCGTCGATGCGACCGAACATCAGAGGCGATATCTCACCACTGGAGAAGTCATTGAGGAGCGGCGATACGCGAGGCATGGCGTCAGGCCCTCACGGTGATCCACGAAGGTTCGGGCGGGGAAACAGAGATCTGCTGGATGGCATTCCTCTTCTTCGCCCTCCGAATCGTCAGCTCCTTCTCGTTCATAATCTCCGCTTTCATCGTGCTGCTCTGGGTCAGCTCCTGGCACATCTGGGCTGCCATCTCCAGATAGACCACCTTCGCGAAAAGCGGAGAGAATACCGATTCGTCCACAATGGCCACGTACCTCACATCGAGAGGTGCCGAATCGTCGGTCGCGATCTGGCGCCCCTCCACAAGCCAGTCCGTCGAGGCCAGGTTGTACTCGGGGTAGGGGCCGATCAAGTGGAGGCAGTCCTCGGGGAGATCGAAGAGATTGGCCCGCCCGTGGACGGGGGTCTCGGTGCTCTCTGCGAGGCGCCGACGCTTGACGGAGAACGCCCAGTTGTGGTCTTCCAGCTCTTGGTTGACCACGCTGTCGTAGCATCGAAGGCACGCCCTCCCTGCGACCGAATCTTCAGTGATGTCCGAAATGGACTCGATGCCCAACCGCTGAAGGGCGAGATTGCAGATCTCGGTCTTGCTGCTGGGCATCTTGACCCCTTATTTCTGCGGAACCTGTACAGCCCACGCGAACATCGCTGACGGGGTGCCGCCAGTGAGCGCACCCTTGATCTGCCCCGGGGGCAAATTGAAGTCGGCAGTTCCGTTGGCCGTGAGAGACACCCCGGCCACGTTGATCGAGGTGCCATTGGGGCTCACGACCTGCAGCGTCAGAGTCGAGCCGCTGAACGTGCCCTCACCGATGAAGATCCCCTTGCCACCGGGCCACTGGGCAGCGTTGCCCGTGGCCGAGGCGTTGGAGAGAAGATCCGTCCTTCCACCGCTTGCCATCTTCTATGCACCCCCTACGCAGGCGGGAAGTTGCCCTTGAGGATGTGGTTCTTAATCATTTCCAGCGCGAGGAGCACTTCATTCTTGGTGAGGTTGGACGCGAGATCGAACGTGAACTCCATGCTATCCGTGGCCGTTGCAGCACCAACGTCTTCCGTCACGTTGAACTCAGTCTCGCCCCTGGAGAGACCGTATCGCCGGGTTGCCATCGTTAAACCTCAGACTCTGAATCTAGCGAACAAGAGTGGCTGAGCGGCGGCGTGCCGCCCAGCCTTGGAAGGAAGGAATCAGATCAGGTACTCGATCCAGCCGTTGAGCTTCTTGGTCGCCGCCCACGCCTCGGTGACCACCTTCGCGGTCAACGTGAGATCCGCAGTCAGCAGCTCACCGTGGTTCAGCGCGATGGTGTCGCCGAACTTGGTGGTCGCCGCTGCGTCGATGGAGGTGGTGCCGAGGTACTTGGTGGCGGTCGTCCCGTCACCGATCTGGATGCTCGCCGCGCCCGCGCCGGTACTCATGGCCTCCGCAGCCAGGAAACCACCGAGAAGCCGAGCGCCCGCCGGCACCACGACGAGCTGCAGCAGGTCGTTGACCGCCTGATCACCCGCCGGGACGGTATACGAGAAGAACGAACGCTCCACGCGGCCCTTCGAGTTCGAGTTGTTTCGAACCGAGGGGACCGCCGAGCTGTTGGTAATCTGGTCCGACTTGACGGTTGCCATCTATCTTTCCTTTCTATCTTCGAAATCTGATTAGGGGAGTAATTAGCCGGGCCAGCTCATCACTGGCCCAGCCAGACATTAGGCGCAGACGATCTCCACGATCCGCTTCTCTTCGATCCGGGTCGCACCGAAGGTGCCGGTCGCGTAGACCTGCCACGGCTCACCCTGCAGGTCGTTGCGCTGGGAGATCGAGGTCTTGATGTCGTCCCACATGCCCATGTACATCCCGCTCTTCACGTACACAGGGCAGCGGTGCTGCGAGGAGCCGTTGGTCGGCACGCGCTCGCACTGGATGAAGTTGATGCCGAGGAAGCTTGCGATCTTGCCGTCCGTCAGCACCAGGCGGTCATTGAAGTCGCGCGAGGTAACCTGCGCTTCGGCCAGCAGGTTGTCGAGCTGCTTCGACGTGACGATGCAGTACATCGGGTCGTTGTCCACATCGACCTCGTTGGCCATCAGCACGCGGCGCGCTTCACGGAGCTTCGCGACCGTGAGGCCCGTGGCCGACGCAGCGCCGAACGCCGCAACGACCTGCTGGCCACCGGACGTGGAGGCCGTGGTGTTCGCGACGGTCGTGGTCCCGCCGTTCTCACCCGTCTTGGCGTCCGCGTAGAACGCCGCCAGGATCTCGTCATCCATCGCGCGACCCATCGCGTAGATGGCGTTCTGCACGTAGGCCGACTGCGGGTCGGTGATCAGGCGCAGCTTGTCGAAGCTGTCCAGGAGCTGCGGAAGGTCGTAGTCCACCGGGAAGACCCACCGGCGGTCCACAGCCGCATCCACACGCCCCATCGGCGAGAAGCGGCTGGTCACCTTCGACGCAGTGATCGAGGCGATCTGATCGACAGGGGAGGCCTGCTTGCCCACGTGGCGGCCCACGGTCACGGCATCGCGCAGCTTCGAGCCGCGCTGCTGCAGCAGAAGAGCGATATTGCTCGAAAACTGCTGCACGAAATGAGACGGAATGTTGATGGACACTTGGTCCCTCCAGAAGAGTCACGGTTTGACGTTCTTCGAAGGGCTTGTCCACCGGGGCTCTGTGCCCGGGGCGGGGCCGCCTCATGCCCAGGTGCCAGGGCGGGCGTCGGTACTTTCCCGACTGTCAGATCGGCGGATCAGCTCTCGCTGTCAGCCCCGTTCCCGATCAACGCTGACGACTCTGGGGACGCGGCTTTGCCGGCCCCTTGTCGGCTGAGGCTCCACAGACAGGATTCGAACCTGCATCCTCCCGGTTAACAGCCGGTTGCTCCCCAGTTGAGCTTCCGTGGACCTCAGCCTCTGAGAGAGCCGCGAAGAGAATCCTGGCGCGGCCTACCGCCTCTTCCGCACTGTGAGCGTGTGTGTACGTTAAGCGGAGGCACTCCAGGAACTCTTCGCGGGCATTCATCAGTGAAGCCAGTCTAGCGTGAGGCGTTGCGCGAATCGCAAAGCCTTAAACGCCACTGGGTCAGCGGCCACCGTAGGCGATCAGGTGCAGGTTGTCCCACTCCTGTTTCGCCGCCGAGTCGCCAGACATCACGCGCTTCAGGAACTCCCCGTCCTTCGTGAGATCCTGAATGCGAGACTTCGCCGAGTCGGGGGTGATGCCTCCGTTCGCACCAGCCTTGCCCTGGCCACCTTCGAACTGGTGCTCACCGAGCCCGGCGCCGATGGACGCGAGGAACTCCATCCCACCGCTCCATCCCATCCCGGCTTCCAGCTTGCCGAGCGCCTCTTCGCTGATGCCGTACTGGTTGATCACACGCTTGGCGTTCTCCACCAGCTTGGAGTAGCCGTTGCCGTGCTTGGCTTTCAGCTCAGACTCTTCCCGCAGAAAGTCAGCCTCCGTGGCCTCCACCGACTTCTGGCTGCCAGCCTTCACGGCCTCGTTGTACTTGTCGAACAGGCCCTTCGCCTGATCAATCGTCAGACCGAGTTCGTGGGCCCACCCCACGTACTGCTTCGTGAACTCAGGGTCGCCGCCCTCGGGCGCCTGCAGCCCGTAGCCATCGGCCTTCTCGGGCCAGCCGAGCTTCGAGCGCACAGCCTTCCAGCCGTCCGCATCGGCCTTGTCGCGCGGAAGACGCAGCAGTTCGTTCTTGTCCACGCCCATCAGCTTTTCGAGATTTCGATAACTGTCGAGCGCCGTGCCAACGTCCTTGAAGCCTTTGGTCTCAACCCAGCCACGGACCTCAGGGTTCAAACCCGAGGTCCATCCGCCCGCAGGGGCCGAAGGAGCCGCGCCGCCCGGGGCACCGCCCGAAGCTGCGCCCGCACCACCAGCGCCCGCACCAGCACCTACGCCGCCTTCCATCTACTTGCCTTCCTTCGCGTACAGAGACCAGAAGGTCTCCTCGTCCAGTTCAATGTGCTTCTTGATCCTGAGCCACACTTCGCGCCGCCCCTCCAGCACCGCGTGCATCCGAGGGTCGGGGTGATACGTGGACTCGTGGGCGCGGCAGAATCGTGCGAGGTCTTCGAGCACTGCTCGCTGATGGGGCGATGGGCCGCCGAAGACCATCTGATATGCGGTGCGGCGGGACATCAGCTTGATGCGAAGCCAAGCCATCGCAGCCCGGTAGGCGGCGGCGACTTCCTTCACTCCAGCTCGACCTCAGCTTCTGCGGCCTTTACACCCGCGTTAGCCAGGGCAGCAGCGCCAGGGGCCGCTTCCACTTCAGCCTGCTGCTGGGCCGCCTGCGCACGCTGCTCGCGAATTGCCGCCGCGTCCTCTACCGCACGCATCCACTTCTCCGGGACCGCGTGGATCTTGGCGAGGTCACGGATCGCCACGTCGAGGTCGAAGTTGTCCATGACGCTCGTGTCCTGCGTCTGGCCCGCGATGTTCATCGCCACTTCGAGAGTGCGGATGAGGCCAGCGCCTTCCTCTGCCCGCTGGGCCCGGGAGAGCGGAGAGTCGTACTCGATCTTGTACTCGCCGCCGGCCTCAATGAGCTTCGGAGGCATCGGAGGCAGCAGGCCCTGCTGCGCCAGCAGGTCGATCTCGCGCTCGATCAGCGGGCCGAGGTACTCCGACTGCTGGCGGCCAATCGTCGGCGCGAGGAGGATACCCTTCTCCCGCGTCCGCTCCAGAACCTCGGTGGCCGTCATCTCGGGCGTCTCGACGAGGATCTGGAAGATGGTGACCAGGAAGGCGTCGTTGATGACCTGACGCTGGTCGTCC